CGCCTGACTCACCTGCAAACACAGTCACCTTACCCATAGGTACACCTTTGTGGAAGTCACCTGAGATAAGATAGTTGAGTGCAAAGTTACCTGTTGAAATCCAATCAGTAGGATCATTAAATCCTGCACTCATGCCTGAAATAGATTTTGTAAGAGCAGTTCTAAACTTGCTCGGGTCAAATGATTTGGCCATTATATCTCCTTTACCAAGTTAATGGGAGGGATTGCTCCCTCCCTGTGCTATTAGTTTTGTTGTCTTGAACGGATCATTGCAAGAATGTCTTGTGCCTTACCGTCACCACTGTCTGCAGGAGCCGCTTCAGCCGCTGGTGCTGGAGTTGCTTCTGCTTGTGGTGCTGGTGCAGTTTCTACAGCTGGTGCTGGAGTTGCTGCTGGCGCCTCTGTTCTTGAAGTTGCAGTACCGTTAGTTGATGATACATTTGGATCACCTGTACGTGCTGCCATACCCGCTGGACGGAAATACTGACCAAAACGATCAGCATCATAAGCCTCGCCATCAACAGATGCTTCAAACATCTCCTTCATTACCTTAAGTTCTACATCAGTAGGCTTCTTAGGTAAAAAGTCGCTCAAGTTAAACAAACCGTGTGTGTTTACTGCTTGCATTTCACTATCACCAAGTGGACGCTCTCTACGAGCCCAATTTGATGTTGAGTAGTCTGCATAACCACCTTTGGTTGTTTTTGCAAGACGGAAGTCTACACCAGCAGTATAATCTGTTGGTAGTTCTTCCATGTCTGGATCCATTAATGCCGCTTTGATAATTTGGAAAATTTGTGGACCAATGATAAATCTACGGATTGGATTTTCCGGAGTTCTATCTTCTTGTAACGGACTATCAGTTACAAAGCCTTGGAATACGTATGAACGCTTCTTCCAATACTTACGACCCATGTCTTCTAGACTTGGATCTTTAAACCAACCACGTACCTCATTTAAGATATCGCATGTCTCGCCATACATTTCCATACATGGAATCTGTACCTGCACAGGACGTGAATCAGTTTCACCTTTTACTCCTGCAAATGGAAGTTTGATCATCAAACGTTCTTTCCAAAAGAAAGTGTTTGACTCATCGCCATCAGGTAAAAAGCGTAGAACACTTGTCTCGCCTTCTTTCATATTCCAAAATGGGAAAATTGCGTTGTCGCCGCCGCTTTGTGAACCACCGCTTGTGCGTGATTCTTGCTCTTTTAGTTTTGCTCTAATTTCAGCTAATGATGCCATAGTTTTGCCTCCTTATATATTGCCTATTGCATTGTGCCTTAATATCATATAGCACATTACATACTATACAATAATATTTAGCAGAAGTCAAGTGTTTTCTGCTATTTTTTTGAATTAAATGGAAATTCCTGCCATTCTCTTCATATCTTCTAATTCTTTTGCTTCTTCTTGTCCTACTGTTGGTTCCATTACAGTACCTTCAGGTTCTGCATCTAGTACAATATCATCCTGCTTTGGTGCAGCATAGCGTTCATATGTTGACATGATCCGTTCTATAAATTGTTTTGCAGGATTAATGTACTGCTCGCCGTAATCTTTTTCTATTGCTGTTAGCACTGCTGTTTCACCTTTTGGAAAAGTACCTTTTTCTCTATCAAACAAAGAAAGAACAAATTCTGTTACAGGAATGCTTGGACCTTCGTCTTCCATGCCTTCTTTTGTGTCTTTCTTGTCGTCTTGTGTGCTTTGATAGTATTTTAAAAATTCTGAATGATTTGGTACTGCTTCTGCAGCATCTGGACTTTTCTTGTAAATTTTTAGCCATGCCTTGTATTTTGGATCATCATGCATTTCTGAAACTACGCCTGATTCAACTACCTCGTCTGCCCATGATTCAAATGTATCAAAATCATCAACTGCTTCATCTGTAGTTCCTGCTCGTGTTGTCCAACCTGAATTCAGATCATCACCTATACGTTGAACTTCCATGTCCATATCGCCTGCAGGAATACCATTTTTCCTAATGGTGTTGTACAAGCAAACTCTAGGATCATTAAGGCATCCATCTTCAATTCGTCTGATAGTCGAATCGTCCATTCCACCATGTGATAGAACAGTTTTTAGAATATGTAAATCTTGTTTGTAATCTTTCATGCTGTCTTCACGACCTTGTTTGAAATCAGCATATTTGTCTTTGAGCCAGTCAATTGGACCTTCATCAACTGTTGATTCGCCAATAGATTGTACGTCTTGTTTTACAAAATCTACTATAAATTTAGGTTCGGATTGTGCGGCTGTTATTAATTTACTTGCGGCACTTTCTTCACCTCTTGCCGCTGCCTTAATTACTTTCAACTGCTGTTGAGCGTTTACCATTGTTTTGTTGCCGCCGCCTGCTTTTTGGATTTCTCTGCTCATGTTGATTAATTCCATATAAAGTTCGTGCAACTGTTTACTAGCTTCTTCAGCATTTGATACTGTTCCGTTTTTTACAAGATCTGAATATCTGTCGGAAATTTCAATTGACCTTTTAACAAAGTCGTTAGGTCTTACCTGGTTAATACCAAGTGCGCCGCGAACCTTGTCGCCGATGTTAAACTCACCTAGTAAATCTTCAGGTCCTAGCTCCGATGCTTTAGTTTTTTCGTTAACTAATTTATAGATGTAAGGAAATACGTCTTTTAATTCTTCATTGAATTGTTTAATAGTAAGTTGATCAATCCAATTACTTGAAACATCTTCTGGAACTTCTTCTAAAGTTGTAACTTCAAAATTTTCAAATGCTTCTTTGTAGTATGCAGAACGTTGTAGTTGTTCAACAGTTTTCTTTACTGTATCAATTCTTTCATATACCACATCCATGTAACCTTGTAAACCTTCAGCCATTACACTTGAGCGACCCATGTAATTTTTGAATTTACGTAGTTTGTTTAATTCTTCTGAAAGACTAACAATGTATTTGCCGAAGTCATCATAAGCATTACCGCCTTCGCTTACGTGACGTGCCATTGCTCTTGCACCATTCAAATGTCTGTAAGGATATTTAAATCTTTCTCCTTGATCACTTTCTATGTAGATTGCTTCTACATGTTGTGTTCTACCATGTGCAAGTTCTTGATTGACAGGCTTGCTGTGTCTAAGTGCAAGTCTTGCACTGCCAACATCCTGATAACTGGTCTTGCTTGTACCATACATCTTTGATTCGCTCATTGTTGTGTCTCCAGTATTATTCGCTAAAAATTTATAATCTCTGCGGTTGAGATTTGATTTAGTAATATCTCTTGTGTCAAAATTTAATAGTCTTTTCTTTGCAAAGTAACGTAGTTCTTTTAAAAAGCCATACCATTTTTCTCTTGTAAATGCGTCTTGTCCTTCAACAAAATTGTTGCTGTACATAACACTTAGGCTTTGATCATCAACACTTACGCTGACTTTGCCTAGGTTGTTATCACCTTCTTTGAAGTCAAAGTCAAAGAAACGTGCTTCGGATGGCACATTAGTAACAACTCCCTCTTGATTACCTATAGTAACCGAAGGGAATCTTCCTCTAATTTTGTTAAACAGCTCTTCGCCTATTAAATCCAAGTTTTTCATATTAGTATTTATCAATAGTTGGTGCTAATGAAGATAGGCATTGGTGGTTCATAATCTTCCTCTGATTCCATGCTTTTGAATGTATTGTACACCCTAGGATCCCAATCTCTCAACACACTCATTATTCTAATCACAAGTAGTGTAGCACTAATTAAATCGTCAGTTTCTCCTACTTTTGCTTTGTATGTACTGCCTGTTGCTACAAATCCTTTGAGTTCACTTATCATAGCACCTGAATAGATCTGCATCTTGTCATTTTCGATCATAGTTTTTAATCTACTGCAAGCACTGATTTTTGTTGAATGAGTTGTATTAAACCCTTTGCGGAACTTGCGTACATGTCCTTTGCGCATAGGTTCACTAACAAATAATCCCGGTATGTTTTCTTCACCAAAGTCGTTAATAACAATTAATGCAGCTTCGCCAATCGCATTGTTTTCAACACTCCAATATATGCCTTGAGGGTTTTGTGTTTCGCTTGCAATATGATTACATATGTCGGCAAGGATACGTATTTGTCCTGTAATAGGTGTTGTATTGTGACGCCACTCTGCTACCTGTTTGTATGTAGGCAGTTCAAATACCTGTATAGCGGCATAGTCGCCTCCTGTACCCATTGAAGGATCAAGTGCTATAATATAAGTTTTGTCTTTTTGTAATTTTTGATACCAACGTGTTTGACCCATGTTCATTAAAGGTGAAGTTGGTTCAAGTGATGCAAGTTTTATAGCATTTATAAGTGTTTCATCAAATACCAAGAACTCACATTCGTATTCACGGCGGAAACGTTCTTCACCTATACGACCAAGTTCTTCTTCTTTCCACTTTTCATCTCTATCAGGATGTTCACTCCAATGACAGGTAAAAGAATGAAAACCATTTACACCAACGTCTTGTTCATTTCCGTGTTCATCATATTTTTGTTCTGCTTGTTTCCAAATCACAGCAAATGTATCTTCATCTGAGTTAGGTGTTGAAGTAATAATAGCACGACCACCTGTTGCTAGTGTAGGTGATATTGAAGTCCAAAATTCATCTGCAATAGTAGGACTAACAAATGCAAACTCGTCACAGTATAATAGTGATATGGACATACCACGTCCTGTATTGCCTGTTGTTGTTGCACTTACTATTCTACTGCCATTTTCAAATTCCATAGATCCTTTGTTGTAGTTTACAACACCTGCTCGTATATGATCAGGACATAGTTCGTATGCATATCTTACTCGTTGCATAATTTCTTGTGCGCCTGTGTACTTGTGTGCAGCAATCAGCACAGTTTGATCTGGATTAAACATAGCATACCAAAGCAAATATATTGCCGCACAGGTAGTTTTTCCTGTTTGGCGTGGTAACATATTAATATTAAATCTATAATTATGATAACTTTTTAACAGTCGTTCTTGATATGTGAAAGGATCGAATAAAAGTTTGCCCTTGACAGGATGTTGTATGTATGCAAATTTTTCTGCAAAATATAGATAACCTGCGTCAGGATTCATACACTGCATTAGATCATTGATCTGTTCTTCAGTATAGGTTTCTCGTTGATTTGCTTTCTTGGTAAGAACACCATCTAAACTTTTACTCATGAAAGTATTTAACCAAAAAAATAGCGCCTTTCGACGCTATTGAATTATTTGTTTTGAAATTTTTCTTCTAGTGCTTTGTACAGTTGTGCTTTAATGCTGTTTTCTACTGCCATTGCATTATCGCCGTCTTGTGCTTTAGCGTAGGCTTTTTTCTTTTTGTGAATACCACCTGATTGATACATGTAATCATCATCTTTGTATTCTTCTTCTGGTGAGTTGTCCCAACCATCTTCGTCAACTGCTTCGTCGTTTTGTCTAGGATCTTTTACTCTTATATCACCTGGATTTTTGTTTGAGTTTGGACCGCCTGATAGTTTTATAATATCCATCATGTCACTGTAACCTTCGTCTGGCGAATTGTCCCAATCTTCTCCTCCACCGCATGGACCAGGTTCATGATCTGCACCACATGTTGCACATGGCATTGGACCTTGTTTGTGGCTGTCTATATCTGTATGCATTGCATCGTGTGCCATTGGCATATCTACGTGCATATCTGCTACAGGGGCTGCGTCTGGCATGCCTGCATTTCTTAGGATTCCTAATAGTTCTGCTAGTTCTGCTGCATTATCTGCTGAAACGTTCATGCTTGCAGCTTCTTGTATTGCATCTTGATCAAACTGTCTGCTTGTAACAACAGTTTGTCCTCCTGCATCACCTGCTGCTCCTACAATTTTTGCTTGTGGATTCTTTTTAACATATGCTTGTAGTGTTTCTGGTGCTCCATAACCTCTTGTAACTGTTCCGTCTTCGGCTGGAATATCTACATATGGTTTAGGATATTTTTTCTTCATTTGTGCTACGTTGAAGTTTGCTGTGCTTGGACCGTTGGACCCCATTTGTACATAAACTTCTTTGCCCACTTTAGGTGCCGCCGCTTGTGCTTGGCCTGCTCCTGCAGCTTTTTCGGCATCAGTAGCACCACCTGCGTCTGCAGCATCTGCTCTACCTGCAGCGGCTGCTGTTGAAGCATTTGGAGTACTTGTTGCTGCCGCATCTCCACCCTGTACCGCAGCTGCTGTGGCATCTGCTGGTCCGTCTACACCTGCTTTTGCGGCGCCTGCATCAGCTGCATCAGCTCTTCCAGCTGCCGCTGCTGTTGTTGCATTTGGTGTAGTGTCTCCTGGTCCGTCTGTGCCAGCATTAGCATTTTTTGCACGACCTACTCTGTCAACATATTGTTGCAATGCATCTGCATTATCTTTTGCCCACTGTGTACCTTGTAGTTTTGCTAAAAGCTCATCTACTTTGGCATTTTGTTCTTGTGTAGCTTCGTATAGACTGTAAAGATTCATTGTTCTGCGCATTGCTTCTTGGATACTTGTATATCCGCTAAAGTCAACGCTAGTGCTTATAACTTCCGGATCACCGCCACCGGTTGCTGGTCCTGCTGGTTGTCCCATTTGTTGTAACAGTGCGTTTAGTTCATCAATGATTGCTTGTGTTTCTGCATCTGGTGCAGCAGTATCGCTGCCTCTTGTACGATCTTGTACATCAGTAGGAGTTGGACTTCCTGATGTGTTGTCGCCGCCACCCGATTTAACTTGTTCTATTTTAGCAAGTGTGTCTTTACCAGCTTGTCCGTCAGCTTGTAGTCCGTTTGCTTTTTGAAATTCCTGAACTGCTTTGAATGTTCCATTTCCATACTTACCGTCAACACCATTAGGATCAAAGCCCAGATCCTTAAGGTCTTGTTGTAGTTTTTCAATCTCAGGCATTGCTTTTTTGCCGCCTGCATTGTAACGTGTCATAAGATCTTGTGTTTCGCCTGCCGCATCTGGTGATACACCCGAACCGCTTGCTGCTGTTCCACCAGCCGCTGGATCAACTGCATTTACTTCTTGTTCTGCTTCTGGCTGAGTAGAAATAGCATTTGCAACTTTGTCTGCTGTTTCAGGTGGTATTCCTAATTTTTTAGCAAGGTCTGCTGCACCTGCAACAAAGTCATCCCACAAACCTTCTTCGATTTGCTGTTGTTGTGCTTGACTTTCTTTTCCGTAAGCGTCTGCTTTTTGTATAAGATCTTTGATATCCATAATTAACTTCCTATCGGGCTTTTTGTTTGTTGTTTGTCTGATATGTCCTTGGACTCTCCTGGTTTCACACCTTCTACAGGATCAATAGCTCTTTCTTTACGTGCTACTTCTAATTCCTTTAATAAATCCATTACTCTGTTTGAACCAACTTCAGTCTGAGCAGATTCACCGCCCATGTCTTCTGTGTTTAACAATGCTTCATAAGGTGCATCATCTAAAGGTTCTTGATAGCGTTCTATAGGATCTCCTTCGCCACGTACTATAATATGGCTATGGCTAACACCTGTTTCTGTTGTTAAGTATTGTTCTAATACAAATGCTGTTGCAGGATAATTAACTTCTACGTCATAATGCGTTACTTCCATGTTTTGTAACTGGGGGAAATCTAAAGGTTTTTCTGAAATTGGTGTCTTTTTGCCTGCGCTAATAGACACTATGTCGTATTTTGTCAGTGCTGATTCTAGTTTATCAGCATACCCTTCTGGAAGTTCGCCAGCAATTCTTACTTTAAACTTGTAAGTTTTTTGTGCTTCTGTTAAGTATTCTACAAATTTTCTCATATCGTGTGATCCTATTATATGTTATTTATCCATATTCTTCAGTTTCTCTAGCAAACTATTACGATCTGTAACCACGTAACCTTCACCTTGTACTATATCACCATCAACAGATCCGTCTTTGTCTTGCTTTTCTTTTTTAAGTTGCAACTCAACCATTTTTAATTTTTTATCTAATTTAGCTACTTTTGCATCTAAATTGGTTTTTAACATGTTCCCTGCAACTTCAAAAATTCTACCTGAATAACGGCTTTCAACATTCATTCCTAAATCCATTAGATCTTCGTATGCCTGCATAGATTTTTGAGAAACTTCGTTGAGCTCATTGTCTGCCATTTCTCCTAGGCCTTTAACCTGAGGCAAAGCTGCTGTAATTTTGTCAAGCTCTTGTATAGTGCGAGCTGTTTCTTCTTGTTCAACTACCGCTTGTTGTGCTTTGTCAGCATTTCTAGACTCTTCGATAAGCTCTTTAGAATCTGGCATATTTAATAATTCTTCAAGTTTTTTAGTCATGTGTTCACCGTTAACTACTATTATATTTAGTTAATAACTATATCCTAAGGTTTCTATGTCGGTTTGATACTTTTCAGCTATTATTTCAATACACTCAAAATCTTTGTAATAATCTTTGTAATTTTTTTTGTTTGCAGTCTTGTTTAAGCACATTAGATCTTTATTGCATTTTAATTTTTGTTGGATAATTTTAAAATCTTCTACTAAATTTTCATATCTCATAACATAATCACATCCGTTAGAAAAATCAGTTTGATTAATTATGTCATGATCTATACAAAACTCTTTAAAACCTTTTTCTAACTTTTGTAAAATTTTTGTTTGTGTTTCAATATTAAAATTATCATCATTTAAATAACCAGACAACAATCCCATCTCAATTTCAACTGGTGTATCATACGGCGGATCTTTTAGATACTCTATGACTTTTTTTGTACGAGCAAGGATAAATTCGTATCTGCTTACAATTACATCCCAAGGGTTACGAACAACACAAAATGTATATCCTAAGTCTATTTGATTTTTTAAATCTTTATAGATAGCATGCTTAGGTTGAATAATTTTTCCGGCGACATTTCTTTCTAACCAACGGCTGATACTAATTCCTGCTGCTTTGGGATTATGTAAAAAGGTTGCTTTTATAGGAGACTGAATTGTACAGGTCATTTATTAAGTTCTTGTACCTTGGTGGAATATATCTGTTTCGTTTACTACACGGAAATGTAAACCTTGTTGTTTACACCATCTATTGGCTGCTTCCCATTTGGCTTGATTTAATATATAGCTGGCTTGATTATGTCTGCTACGTCCAACTTTTTCTTTAATAGTTTGATTAGCAGGTTTAACTTCAATAATTTCAACACGCTGTTTACCGTTTTTATCAGCATATGCAATAAAAAAATCTGGTACATAAATTGTATGTTTACCAGTAAGAGGGTTTTTATAAGGAATGCGTACTGCTTCGCTGGCCCATTGGGCTACATTAGGATGTTCGTCGCAAAACCGCATGAATGCAAATTCCCAACTGCTTCTATATGTAGGCGTTTTTCTTCCTACGTATTTTTGTGGATTTTTACAGTTAAATTTACCTTGCGCAAAACGAGCCATAGTATTATACCACTATGTTGCGTTTTTCTAATTTTTCAACCTGCTCTGTGCGTTTGAATCCAAGAGTGCTTGTTTTAGGTCTATTGTAATTTAAAACTTCTGTAACAATACTACTTAATTGAACATCGTCTAACCCTTTTAGCGTATCTAATAATTGGAAAACATTTACACTGTCAATTTTTGCTTGTTGTAATAGCACACTACCAACACTGATTGCTGCTTCATTATCAAATCCTCTTTTGGTAAAAAATCCAACTACAGCATCAACTTGGTTGCTTGGAAAACTTAATTTTTGGTCAAAATATGTATCAAAGAATTCTACAACTTTTTGATCGGATTTTTTTGTAGTTTGTGGTAAGTCGCTCATATTATGTACCTGTTACTTGATTCCTGTAATTTTGCTTTTGACTATCTGGTAATGCTTCATAAGCTGCATTTCTTTCGTTGACTCCACCTGCATTTCCTTGAGATTGAAAATCTTTTCCAAATGCTTGCTTTGCCGCACTTTCGATAGCAGCTGCACTGCTGTTTCTATTTACACTGCTTAAAGCAGATAGTCCTGCGATTGCGGCTGTACCTAAAATTAAATCAGTTGCACCGCCACTACCTCCATTCTTTGGAAATACTGTGTTGCTAACTCCGCTAACATCTACACCTGCCGCTGCTCCAATTGCTCCTTTAAGTAAACTAAATCCTTCTTCTCGTAAGCCTTCTTTGCTGAGATTTCTCACGTTACCAATTAGATTTGCAGCCGCTAATCCTGCTGCAAAAGGATTGTTAAATTTACCTCCACCTTTTGTAATGTAATCGTACAAATCTATACCTGCACCAAATATTCCACCTAAGCCTAGTTGGCCTCCACCTAACAAACTGCCAGGACTAGGTGTAGTGTCGTAGTGTGAAGGATCTCCAAATCCGACAGGATTACCATTTGCACCGGCTTCAACAGACCCTCTATCATACCAAACTGCTTCATATGCTACAGTAATACTATTTTCCATTACACCTGAACCATCACTTGCATCTACATTGTCATGTGACCAATTAGTTATAATTGGATTTACAAGTGTATATGTAGTATAAGTCTTTCTACTCAATTGACTAATTTGAATATTATTAATAAATGGTACTGTTACATTGTTATCTAAACCATATGCATACTTGTTATAGTTAGTTCCAAGATATGTGTTATCACCAGGTTGTGCTTTTTCTTGTGCAGCAAATCTCCTTAGTTCAGTGTTAACAGGATCATTTGCTGTTGCTCTTGTATAGGTTTTGTTATATGCACCAGGATAACTTCCATAGTTACCGTCTGCAAAATAATATCTATAGTATGCTTCTAGAATTGCTGTGGTTACGCCAAAGTTATCATCATGAAATGTAATATTAACTGGATCATAACTAATACTAGTTTGAACATGTTTAACTCTATTGTATTTCTTTTTGGTATCAACAGTTGCTGAATATTTTGGTAAATCGGCTGCTTTTACTAAAAGTCCTATTTCTTGCTTGTGTTTCTCGCCCAGTTCTTTAATATTGTCAAATGCAACTGGATTAAACTGAAAGTGAACATGATAAAGAAATTTAGATTTAGGAGCTAACCTAAATGCATCGTCAACAAATGTTCTACTGGCGTGACGGAAGTCTCCAAGGTTACCTTTTGGAGATAAAGCGCCTCTTGCTAAGTTGTCTAAAAAACCTGTGAACTTTCCCATACTAATATTTATCTTTGGAAATTATCTACGTATATAATAAAAAAGGGGTACTGCAATAGTACCCCTTGAAAGACTAGGAACTTTGTTTTTATTAAGCGCCGCCGCCAGTGACTAGTGTATTCACTGTACGCCCAACTGCTGTACCTATACCTGTACCTTGTGGTGTCTGGATAGCATTGTCGTAACGTATGTTTAGCGTAACTGTTACTGCATCTGAAGTTGCGTATGCTAGTGTGTTGTAGTTTGCACTTTCACAATAACATCCATATAGTTCAAATGTTTCAAGCACGTTTGGTGTGTTTGCACCATTACCACCATCTAGAATTTCAATTCTAGTTGTGAACTTGTAATCAAGTCCTGATGCCGCACTCGACTGTTCAAAGAAATCGAATTGTTTCTGAAGTTGTTCACCAACAAGTTTTTGCACATTGTTGTTTACATCTTCACGTAAGTTAAGTGTAATTGGTTCCCAAGTATGTTTACCTGCCAAGTATACTTTTGAGTTGTAAATGTCTAATGTCATTTGCTCAAAGGATACGTTTGGTCTAGTTACATCAACAACTTGCTTGGTTAATTCTGTTGTCGGAGTTGATGTTCCGAAGTTTTCCAAAGATACCCTAAAACGATATTGTAGTTTGGGCATCAACAGACCTTGGTTTGAAGCTGAATCGCCGCTTGCCAAAGGTACTGTAATTTTTGATAGTGTTGATATTGCCATTTAATTTGCTCCTAATCTATAAGTATTTATCAATCTTACAGTCCTGCTATTTCTCCAGTATTTTTAAGTCTTAGTGGAATGTAAATAAATTCAACTGCTTTAACAGGTTCGATAGCAATGTCTAAGTATAGTTCATTTCTATCAATCCTTGCTGGAGTGTTGTTTGACTCATCACACACTACTAAGAAATCATACAATGCTCTTTGACCTACTAGTTCTAACATTAAACTTTCAGCGGCTTGTTTTATCTCATCACGTGTAATCTTGTCATTTGGTTCAAACAAGTATGGCTTAGCAAGTTGATTTAACTGTGAACGTAGGTAAATTACCAAACGTGCAACGTTAATTCTATCTAAAGAACTTGCTGCTAGTTGTCTTGTTTTCTGTCCAAAAGCAACCAAACCTGCACCAGTAATGAATGTAATTGGGTTAACTGCATTTGCATACAGTGTATCTCTTTGACCTTCATTAAGTGCTATAGATTTAAATTCGCCTTCTGATGTAATGTAACCAGTTGAACTTGCATTTGTAATACCACCACGTCTTGTACCTGCTGGTGCAAACCATGGAAACGATACTTGATCGCTTAGTGCAATAGTTCTCATCATCATATGACTTGGTGGAACAACAACATTGTTACCAAAGTTGTCACTTGTAAATCCACTTGGATAGTAAACTGCTAGATAAGGATCAGTTGTAGTTAAACCGTTATCATTATCCTCTACTGCAAGATTAACATTTGTTGCCCAATTGTTAAGTGCAGTTGCATTAGATTCTAATCTGAATGGAGAATCACCAAGTACAAATGCTGTTAAACCTCTGTCATAGTTTAGTGATTTCATTTCACCAATTAGTTCTGGATAACCTGGGCAAGACATTAAGTTAAAGATACGTGACTCGTTGTCTCTAATATCTTCATTAGAGTTAACTAGTGCTTGTAGAGCTTGTACAACAACTTTACGTTGTGCCTTACGTCCAAATGTACCTGAACCGTCTTGTTGGTTTCCTGACTCTGTTACCCAACGATCTGCGTCATACGCTGCCATTGATTCATCATTATATCTATCGTTGTTACCTGCTGTGTTTATGTAATTTTTTACATATTTCTTAACATTGAATCCACTTCTACGTAGGTTCCAAAGTAACATACCTTTTGGATATAATGCTGGATCTGGAGCATCTGGGTCCATGTAATCACTTGCTAGTAGATCTTCAATGTCTCCTGCTGTATCACTGTTTGCGCCTGCTGTGTTATAACGAGCATCTGCAAAAATAATACCTTCTTCAGAAGTTTGATCACCAGTATCAACAAGTACCCAATTATCTACAGCATTAGCATTTCCTAGTGCTGAGTTATATTTGTATAACTTTGGATAATTTTCTAAGTCGCTTGTGTCAACCCAAAGGTCACCTGTTACAAGAGCTGTACCATCACTTTGTGTTGATGGTGCGCTTGCACTTACTCTTGGTCCTGCTGGATCAGTTGCTTTTGTGGAATCAACATTGTAGTATGGACTTGCTGTAGAACTTTGTCCACTTGCGCCGTCATATTGATAACCAACAAACTCACTTCCGTTGTGTACAAGAATATCTACTTCATCAACAATTGAATTGTACCAAAGTGTACCATCTGCTGTTGTTGCTGTAACTTCTGTATCTTTTGCTGTGTAGAATCCTGATCCTGAATCGTTAACAGGACTCCATAAACTTGCTAGGTAAACTGCTGGACTTGCTGTTGCATCGTCTTCAGTAGTACCTGCTTCGTCAAAACGTGTACCTGCATATGACCCTGGTGCATAGTATAAGTTTGGTATGCCGTTGTTTCCGTCAACAAAAGGAGTAAATCCTGCTGCCGCTAACACACCATCTGTATCAACAAATTTAATTTCTCCACCAAGTGAGTGTGAAATACTTACTTTATTTGTAGCATCTACACTAGCAGTAACATTTGTAATTCCTGCAGAGTTAATTGCTGTTGCTAGTACAGTTGAATCACTAACTGCACCTGTGTACGATGCTGTTACTGTTATAGCTGCTTCAAAAGCCGAAGAACCATTATCTGTAGTTTGTACAGTAAATGATTGACTTCCTGAACTAATTGATCCTGCAATAATTTTGTTTCCAGTAATAACTGTAGGTGCAGCACTTCTTCTGCGCTTTAGTTTAAATGTAGCTAATGGAGGTTGATCTCCTGCAAGGTTTGTTTCGACATATAAATCACCTGCAGATAAACCTGTTCCGCCACCTGAACGATCTAATTCATAAATTGCTTCTTCATTGCTTGAATATAAAGGAGCACTTACAGTTTCCCATAGCTCAGTACTGTTGTTCCATTTTTTAACAACATATTTTGCTCCAAGGTTTGGAGTAGTTGTTTTCAACCAAACACTACCAGATGGTCTGTTGTATGTATCTGCTGTTTTCCATTCAGGTACGTTTGTGTGTTTTGAAATTTGTAATGCTGGTGGATAATATGTACCTGCATCAATACCAAGTTCTCCAAGTCTATCAGTATCTCCGCCAATTAGTATATCTCCGCCAGTAGTTGAGTCTTCTGACGCACTTCCTGTTCCATCACTGTAAATCTCTAATCTTCCGTCTACTGCTGCAGCTGTAACTCCAGTAATAAGTAATCCGTTGATTGTTGTAGCAACATCTGCTACTGCATCTGAACTATTTACAGTTACGCTAGTACCATTAATAGTAATTGCTGCTGTTCCTGCAAATGAAGGATTAGCCGCTGTACCTCTGATTGTAGGCCAACTTTTTGCCCAAGGATCAGAACCTACTAATACCCAAGTACCAGCTGAGTTTTTGTAGAATATTCTAATTAAGGTAGTAGTAGCAACAACTGCATAAGAACCAATTTCTCCAACGGCACCTGTTGGGATATTTCCTGCAAAACCATTAGTGTTTACACTGCCTGTGTTTGATACTTCAGTATCATCTGTAATAACATAAGGTACTTTATTAGTAAAACTTTGTCCACCGTTTAACACAGATGCTCCGTTCCATTCTTGGATTCCCCATAGAGTATTTGCTGTGTCTAACCAATAAGTTCCGTCTGCTGGATTAGCTGCTGGTGCAGTAGAAGTTGCTTCTAGTTCTCCTAGATCAACATCTGCCCTTACTACCCAAGCTCTGTTTGCAACACCTAGATATGAATAAGCTGCTTGTAATCCATATTCGTTTAATTCTCCGCCATGTATCGGATTGTTGTTTACATCTGTTTTGAAAATCGGATCACCAAATGTATCTGCTAGATCTCTTTGTGAAGTAAGTAGATAAGGTGTTCCTGCATTAGCTGCCAATGTTCCAGGTGCTGTACCTGTGCCTGCAGCATTTGTTTTATTAGCCGCCGTAGCGACAAAAATCATTGGGGTTGTACCTGGCTCAGCTGGGGTATAAAAACTTTCGTCTATAACGCTGACCTGTACTCCTGGTGATACTAGTGCCATTATAATTCTCCTATTGTGGACATATGTTTATTACTATTATTTAGCAAACAAAATCAAAATTAGTGTATCAAAACACATAAAAAAGGGACCAAAAAGGTGAGCTAAATACAGTATGAGACCGTTATGTAGATGTGGACAGCGTCCGTGTGCAATTAATTACCGCAAAGGTAAAAAAATTTATTATAGAAAACTTTGCGAAAGATGTTTGCGCAACGGATTAAATCACGGAGTACCTTTATGGAAGCAACGAGGGTATGAAAAGAAAGATATTTGTGAAAAGTGTAGTTACACAAGTAAGTATCCTGAACAATTTAATGTATATCATATTGACGGTGATTTACAAAATTGCAGGCCGAGTAATTTAAAAACTGTTTGCGCTAATTGTCAACGTATTATGCAGAAGCAAGGAGTTCGGTGGAAGCAAGGCGATCTTTTACCAGACTTTTAAGCATGTCTAACGTACCACCATTGTCAATAATATGATTAAAGTTTACATTTGCCCAAGCCCACTCTGATTGATGCACTTCTTTAGGTTCTACACCAATATCTTGGTACATTCTAAACCATACAGGATCAGGACCTCTACGCACACGCCATACTTCACCGTGTACGCTTTTTAACATATTTGCTTCGTTAGGAAAACGTACATCAGGTATTACAAAATTTACACCTGGATTTTGCATTATTTTCTTTTTAACTAAACTTACCCAAATACTGTCATCAAATCCTTTGCGCATACATTCTGTACCAAATTCTTGAAGTACTAACCTAGGAGTAATAGTTCTGCCTGTTTCCGCACTCCAAAAACTATCACGCTTTTCACGCCATTCTCTACTTTCGTCAGTATCGCCTTCAAGCATTTGTCTATCCCAACCAAATACTTCTGCAACACCGTCTTTGAGTTTGTCAGCAAATGATATTTTTGTAAATCCAAAATCACTGACAAGCATGTCGGCAACAGTGCCTTTGCCACTTCCTATTAAACCACAAATACCTATAATCATAAGAAATCCTTCAAATAATATATAGTATATACAAATTATTTGTGTTTGTCAAGTAGTTTTTGGTAGGCTTCTGCAAATCCTTCTTCATGCAGATATGCTTCATTGTTATTCCACATACGTTTAAAATATCCAGGTGCTGATTCTAATATAGTTTGTTCGCTTGCGCCAAAGTGACCTTTAACCATCCAAAAAAGCCTGTGGGCTTCTTTGTGGCTAAACTCTGCCATTATCCTATGGTAAATCCGTAGCCAACGCCGCCTGGAACAGCAGTGCTGACTTCTTGTTCAAGTTTTTCCATTTCTGCTTGTGCCTCTGCTTTTAGTGCATCGCCGTTTAATTGGCCTCCACCTTGTGGGCCTGCAATAGTAGCAAATTTACTACGTGCTTCACCCAGCATATATTTACAAGTAGCAACAGTGTAATCTTTTATCCATTGCTTTGCAAGATAATCATCTAGTAATTGCTCATCTGGTCTGTAGTTATAGCATAAAAGTAGTAGCGTTTCTTCTGTACGTGAACGCTGTAATATTGTTAATTTTTTGTTTGCTGTATTCCATTTAAATTCAATAAATGATCCAAACATTCTACCTACTAATTCTTGGTATTGTGAGAAGAAATCGTATGTAGCAAGTCCGCCCATGTTAGAACTGGCTAACAAATATGTGTTTGTGTATGCAAGGTTAAACGGTTCAAACAGTGTACCACCATCTCCTCCGCCAGTGCGTGATCCAATTGATCTGCGAAATATTCTACGAACTTCAACTATTTCATTTGGTAGTGTATATTCATTTTGATCAATAACAGTAGGCATAAAGAAGTAACTTTCTTCTACTGAATTGTCTGATCTTTGACGAAATCTTGCCAGTGCTTTTCCTAATGCTGTTTCGTAGTGTACTGGATCAAGTTCAACATCAACCATACCTCCGCCTAACATAGCATTAACATAGTCAAATATTTCTTGTTTTTTAGTTGTAAGTGTTGCCATACGAAAAGTTCTCCACAAGTATTTATCGTTCGATAAATATGTATATGCCAAGATTATCTTTATACAAACCAGAGAAAGGCAAAGATTACGAATTCATAGACAAACGGATCTATGAGATGTTCACTGTGGGTGGCACAGACGTCTTTGTTCACAAATATTTGGGTCCGAAAAATCCAAATGAAGCTGATGCTACAGCAGATCAGCCTCGTTATGATGCTGTTAAAGAAACTAACATACAAGATATGTTGTTTATGGAAAACAGAGATCGAAAATACGATCCAGATATCTACACAATGCGTGGTATTTACAATGTACAAGATATAGACTTTAATATGAGTCAGTTTGGATTGTTCTTATCTAATGATACACTGTTTATGACCATTCATATAAATTCAAGTGTAAAAACTCTTGGTAGAAAAATAATGCCAGGCGATGTTATAGAGTTACCGCATCTTAAAGATGAATATGCTCTAAATGACTACAGTGTAGCTCTTAAAAGGTATTACGTTGTAGAAGACGTAAACAGAGCCGCAGAAGGATTTAGCCCTACTTGGTATCCGCACTTGTATAGAATTAAATTAAAGCAAATAGTAGATAGTCAAGAATTCAAAGAAATATTAGATTTACCTATGGAAGAGGATAATCCAGGTAGTGGAACATTGCGAGATCTTTTATCAACATATGAAAAAGAAATGCAAATTAATAACGCTGTTGTGCAACAAGCAGAAGCCGATGCAGCCAAATCTGGCTATGACACAAGTCATTTCTTCACACTACAAACAGACGATAACGGTGAAGTTGAACTTGTAACTACAGATACAACTGACTTAGATGCTAGTACACAGAACGAACTTGCAGACAGGGTTATGCAAACACCTGAAAGAGAAGGTTATCAAGGGTACTTGCTAGGTGATGGTATTCCTAGCAATGGTGAAGTATTTGGACACGGTATAGGATTTCCTTCAGGCAGTGCAGAAGGAGATTTCTTCTTAAGGACAGATTTTATGCCAAATAGATTATTTAGATATGACGGTAGACGTTGGGTTAAACAAGAAGATTCAGTACGCATGACATTGACAAACACTGACACAAGATCACACCAAAAAGGAACATTTGTAAACAACACAAATACAGACACGATTGGTGGTGAGGTTGTTGAAGAAAGACAGAGTTTATCAAAAGCACTTAGACCTAAGGCAGATAACTAATGCAACATTTTTATGACGGACAAATAAGAAGATATATAACTCAAATAGTCAGATTAATGAGTAATTTTTCTTACAAAGACGGAAGTGGAAATTTAACACAAGTTCCTGTTATGTATGGAGATATTACACGACAAGTTGGTCATATACTAAGAGATAATTCCGAAAATAAAATTCCTAGTGCTCCTAGAATGGCTGTATACATCACAGGATTAGAAATGGATACAACACGATTAAGTGATGCAAGTTATGTTAACAAATTAAACATAAGAGAACGTGCCTATGATGAAGATGGTAATGAATATCTAAACACACAAGGTAAGAACTACACAGTTGAAAGACTTATGCCTACACCTTACACTTTAAGTGTAAACGTTGATATGTGGACTTCAAATACAGATCAAAAATTGCAATTAATGGAACAAATTTTGATGCTGTTTAATCCTAGTTTGGAAATACAAACAACAGATAATTATGTAGACTGGACCAGTCTTAGTGTGGTAAATCTTGACACAATTAATTTTAGTTCAAGATCTATTCCGATAGGAACTGAAAGTGAAATAGATGTTGCAACTATGGGGTTCAAAACTCCTATTTTCATATCACCACCTACCAAAGTAAAACGACTAGGAGTAGTGCAAGCCATTGTTCAAAGCATTTACGACGAAACCAAAGGTACAATAGAATTAGATCTAAGTAGGCCGCAAGGAGCATTAAGTAGTGCAGGTGAAGGTGCAGCAGTTCCTAACGCTGATGTAAAAACCACAGTTTCTATAACGCCAACAGGTACTATAGCAACAACAAAAAACAAAAAAGATGTATTCAAAGAAGATGCAACAACAGTTGTTAGTAATACCTACAAAGATTATGGATTGCTTGTAATGACCAATACTGCTAAAATTATTAGACGCGGTGTTGTGGGTAGTGTTTCCTGGGAAGCATATGTCGAAGCGTTCCCTGATATATTTGAACCAGGATTGACAGAATTAAGACTTAAGAGAAAAGATGTAGAAAACGAAATAGCAGGTACAGTTGCAATTAATGCAACAGATCCAAGTGAATTAATTATAAATTGGGACAGTGATACTATTCCTAGTGATACTATTATAACAGGACCAACGGGTGATGCAAATAAAATTAGTTATATAATAGATCCTACAAAAACAAGTCCTGTATCTCTAAGGACTACTGGGACTAGAATATTGTTGCTAGGCACAGGCATAGGTGATTCTATAAATGTTGACGGCGCTGATGATTGGAAAAATGCTGATGGTACTGACTTTATTGCTGGTGAAAATGATATTGTAGAGTGGGATGGATCTAAATGGCATGTAGTTTTTGACGCAAGTGAAGCAACTGATAACATTTACACAACTAATTTAAATACTGGTATTCAATACAAATGGGATGAAGGAGAGTGGATTCTTTCGTTTGAAGGGGAATATCCACATGGAGCATGGCGTCTAAAGTATTAGTATAATTACTAGTATGAATAATATTATTTGCAGCGGAGCATTATTTTACACTCTAGATACTAAACGTTTTCTCTTTTTACATCGTACGCAGGGAAAACAAAGCAATCTTTGGGGTTTAGTTGGTGGTACTGCTGAGGATAAGGAAACTCCTTGGGAGAGTCTCAAGCGTGAAATTTCTGAAGAAATAGGTAAAATAGATATTAAAAAAACTATACCGTTAGAAACGTTTATTTCTAATGACAGTAAATTTCATTTCCATACATATCTATGCGTGGTAGAACAGGAATTTATACCTAAATTAAATAAAGAACATGACGGGTATGCATGGGTTACATTTACTAAATGGCCAAAACCTTTGCATCATGGTTTAAGAAACACACTTACAAACAAAACAAATCAAACCAAACTTGAAACTGTCTTTAAACTTATAGAGTTACTGTAATGAATAAACAAAATAATGTAAAAAAGCAAGATTGGGGATTTGAAATCTTATGGACAAATTCCCAAAATTACTGTGGTAAACTTTTAGTATTTCAAGAAGCAAATAAAAAAACAGGGTTCTTTTTTCATAAACAAAAAGATAAAACTTGGTTTGTAAATAGTGGCAAGTTTTTATACAAATGGATAGACACATCAGACGGTAAAATTTATCAATCTGAAATAAAAGAAGGTGATACATATCACGTCCCGCAACACAAGCCTTGTTTTTTACAAAGTTTAGTTGCAAATAGTAGTATAACAGAAGTAAGTAATGGCGAATTTGATGATGATTTTTGTCTTATAATTAGACCGGAGATAGTTGAATGATTACACTAATTCAATCAGATAAGTTTAAAAAAGATCTAAACAAATATAAAAAAATTTCTCAAACCTTACAAGGTAGATACAAAGAAAAACTAGATTTATTAATAGAAACTTACACAAACTTTGCTAATCAAATTGAAGTAGCACACAGTTCTCAATATACAACTAGAGTTGATCCGAGATTAGTTAGAGATGTAAAAACCAATCTAACGCATACCAGAGAACAAATAGAAAAATTAATAAAACAATTAGATAACTGAAATTCGTTTAATTGTTATTGGTCCTACCATTGCAGCATGTAAAGTACATTGATATCTATAGTTTCCTGAAATAGTTTCAGGTACTTCCCAATATAAAGTTCCACCGTCTTTGCCTTGAGCATTTGCCCCGGTAGAAACATTACCAATTACGTCAACATGAGTCAAGCCAGTGTTATATGGTGTGCCAGTTCCGTCTTGTATTTCAAATGGATGCCCGCCAATTTGATCTAAATCAAATGCTATGGTCATTCCGCCTATAGCATAAAATGTTGGATTGTTTCCTGTGTATCCGTGACTTGCACATGTATATGCAGTATTACCG